AGAGAAGAAAAAACCTGCTGCAAAGAAAACCACTACTACAACTACTACTACAACAAAAGAATAATTTATGGCAATCGAAGAAAAAGTAATTCAGCCTGAGTCTGTGACTAATGCTGAACAGCCCGTGGCTGAAACTCCTTCACAACCACAAACACCAAATCTTGACACTGTAAAAGCAGAATATGAAAGTCAGATTTCTGGTTTGAGAAAACAAATAGAGGAAAGCGAAGAAAAATTTAAAGGAATCAAGGGAAAACTTGATGAAGTTTATAAACAAAAAGATCAACAGCGAAAACAAGAGCTAGAAGATCAAGGCCAATGGAAAACTCTTTGGGAAGAAGCAAATAAAACCGCACAGGAAAAAGAACAACAGATTACTTCTTTGTCACAACAGTTAGAGGACATGAAGAACTCTAATGAAGTTGCTTCTACAAGAACAACTGCTTTAGCAGCTATAAGTAATCAAGGTGCGATCAATGCAGAACAGATGCTTTCTTTATTACAAAATAAACTACAGAAAAACTCTGAAGGAAAAGTTGTTGTTTTAAATGGTGGAGTAGAACAAGACCTAAACTTGTACTTATCAGGTCTTAAAAACCCTGGAAGTGGTTATGAGCATCATTTCAAGGCAAGCAGTGCTGCTGGAATGGGTGCAAAGCCTAGTCCTGTATCAAATGTATCAGGTGGTGCAGTTAATCCCTGGAAGACTGGCA